AATAGGAGAAGTACGGGTGATGAATATTACGATCTATTTTCTGGTATCCCTAATAACGCTGGATCTGGCGTTACTGGTGATATTGATTTTACAACGACCTCCCATTCAAGTGGCGATAGCTACTCGATCATATTGGTACTTAATAAAAACTATTAAGAATGGCGGTAACAAAGCCTAAAAAAAAAGCTAAACCAATAGCTAAAACAGTAGGCAAAGGCGGAAATTACCGCTCTACTAAAAGTGGAGCGGGAATGACCAAAAAGGGTGTTGCTGCTTATCGTAAAAAGAATCCTGGATCTAAACTTAAAACAGCTGTAACAGGCAAAGTTAAAAAAGGAAGTAAGGCCGCAAAAAGACGTAAATCTTATTGTGCAAGATCCGCAGGACAATTAAAAAAGAGTTCAGCAAAAACCAGGAATGATCCTAATTCAAGAATACGTCAAGCAAGACGTAGATGGAAGTGTTAAATGGCAGATAAAAAATCTAAAACACCAAGCAATGTAACAAATCCTAGTTTGTACTCTAGGGTTAAGTCTGAGGCTAAACGTAAATTTGACGTGTATCCGAGTGCTTATGCAAATGCCTGGTTAGTAAAAACATATAAAAAACGCGGTGGTGGTTACAAAGGTGCCAAAAAAGCTGCAACAGGTGGAGAAATGAGTAAATTAAAACCAATACCAACAGACAATAAAGGTCTTAAAAAACTACCAACTAAAGTAAGAAACAAAATGGGTTTCATGCGTAACGGTGGTGAAGTAATGATGGTCCAGGGCAGAGGCTGTGGAGCTATGATGCAAAACAAGCGCAAGAAGACAAAAGTACCTAGAAGTTAATAATGAGTCTGACCAAATGGTTTAAAGAAGATTGGGTTGATATTGGATCTCCAAAAAAAGGTGGGGGTTTTAATAAATGCGGTAGATCTAAAACTAAAGGATCTAAACGCAAATATCCAAAGTGTGTGCCAGCTGCTAAAGCTGCAAGCATGACCAAGTCAGAAAAAAAATCAGCAGTAAGTCGTAAACGAGCTAAAAAACAAGGCGTTGGTGGTAAGCCAACAAATGTAAAAACTTTTGCCGCAAAAGGTGGTAAGATAATAAAAAGTTCAAACATGGGATTGTTTGGAAGGAGTTAAAATGAAAGGAACGAAATATATGGCTAATGGAGGCGGTATGAAAGGGACTAAATATAAGTCCATGGGTGGTGGTATGAAAAGCACCAAAGGTTTCTCCAAAGGCGGAGCTGCTTTGCAAAGCGAAATGAAAGCTAATCCTGGTATGGGTAATATGCCTAAATCAGTAATGATGAAACTAGGTGGAGCTGTCAAAGGAACTAAATACAAAGCCAAAGGCGGCAAAGTTTAGATTTTAAATATTAAATAAGGTGGCGTATTTAATATCAAATATCCCGCAGTTCAAATGCTGGGTACGAAAAGAATTTACAACCAACCATCAACATGGTCATGGTGAATATTTGCATGCTTTGGCATTTGCAGTGAACACGATTCCAGATAGATCTTTGTCCTTCCAGGTAGTTTTTACTGGATGTGAAACCGATTTTGAGGGTTATCCAGATGATAACGTACACGGAGGAGCAATGTGGGCCAGGATGCCAATACAAGCTCTTATAGCAGACGTTCCTTTGCAAGAGTGGCCAAAGCCTATGGAAGATCATTTAGCTCAACCATGGGATTGTCTAAGCCATCATCATAGCGTGGTTTCTTTAGACAGAGTCAGCTCAAGTCCCTGGTATTGTAAAATAGACGGTGAGTTTTATATGGGAAAATATATGTTTACGGTTGATTATACCGATCACTCAATAGCAGATGATCCTGCTCAACATAAACAGTCACATGTGTTATATTTGACAGACGCTGGTGAATATACTGGCAATTTTGTGGCTCTACCGAATAACAGAGTAAGAGCAACTAATCCAGCTTTATGGAGAACGGGTGAAGGCGCACCAGATTTTGCACCATCACAATGGATCCATTCTGCCGAGGAGCATGAAAGCTATACAGATCCAGTCAAGACATTTGACAATTTGTATGCCTCAGACGAAGATAGAGAGTAATTATGGCATTATCTGGAAGCAAAGACTTTGAATTAGATGTAGCGGATTACGTTGAAGAAGCGTTTGAGCGTTGTGGCCTGGAACTTCGTACTGGTTATGATCTTAAAAGCGCAAACAGAAGTCTCAATCTTATGCTTGCAGAGTGGGCCAACCGAGGTCTAAACCAATGGACTGTTAAAGAAAAAACAGTTGCAATGGTTCAAGGAACTAGCACATACAATATAGACAGCACCAACGCTACAGCTCCGATTGATGTTCTGGACGTTTACATAAGAGAAACTCAAGGATCTGAAACAACAGATCTTCCCATGACCAGATTAAGTAGAGCTGAGTATTCACACATAACAACAAAATCAAGCACTGGTAAGCCAAATCAATTTTTAATTGATAAGCAAACTACACCAACATTAACAGTTTGGCCCGTACCAAATAAAACTAGCACCTATACGGTTTACATGAATGTTCTTACAAGAATGGATGATGCCGACGCTGGTGCAAATACCATGGACATGCCATTTAGGTTTTATCCATGTTTAGCAGCTGGCCTAGCTTATTACATTTCATTGAAAAGAGCTCCAGATAGAACCAGTTTGTTAAAAAGTTTATACGAAGAAGAGTTCCAAAGAGCTTTATCTACAGACGAAGACAGAGCATCATTTAGAGTATCGCCTAGTCTGAGGAGTTATAACAACGCATAATGGCTTTTGCATCTGGTAAATTTTCTTATGGCATTTGTGATATATCTGGTTTTAGATATAAGCTCCAGGATATGCGTAAAACTTGGGATGGCTTATTAGTCGGCCCAGATCAGTGGGATCCTAAGCATCCACAGTTAGAACCAAAGCCAGCTCCAGATGATCCACAAGCTGTAAAAAATGCTAGACCAGATAAAGCTGACGATAATTCAAAATTTTTAGTTTATACTAATGTTGGAGACGGTAAGCTGGGAACAGTTCTTACAACTTTTTCAGTTACAACAAACGTAGGCGAGATTACGGTGACAACATGAGTTTTACATACAGCACATTAAAAACTGCAATACAAGATTATTTAGAAGTATCAGAAACTACGTTTACAAACGAATTACCAACTTTTATTCAAGAAGCTGAGGATCGTATATTTTCATTTGTTCAATTACCAGAACAAAGAAAAAACGTCCAGGGCACAGTAACCACTGGCAACAGATTCTTGGCTACACCAACAGATTTCTATGCTCCTATGAGTTTGGCTGTAATAAGCTCAGACACATACGATTACTTAGACTTTAAACATCCTTCATTTATTAAGGAATATTCTTCTGGTACCACAAGGGCCAAGCCAAAATATTACTCACTATTTGATGATGCAGCATTTGAAGTTTCACCTATGCCCGATTCGGACTATACGATTGAACTTCATTATTTACATAAACCAGTCTCATTGACTGCTGGTAGCGACTCTGGCACGACATTCTTATCCACAGACTATTCTGACGCTTTGTTGTATGGTTCTTTGGTTGAGGGTGCAATTTTTCTTAAAGAGCCATCTGACGTTATTGCACAGTTAGAGGGACGCTTTAAGGAGGCGGTAGCCAGAATGAAAAACACATCCGAAGGTCGTGGAACACGCGACGAATACAGATACGACTCAGTCCGCTCTAGCGTAAGCTAATGAGCGTAATAGAAAACTTAGAGGGCAAGAAAATTGCTCTAATAGGACTTGGCATATCACAAGTTGATTTTGCTATTGGTTTACAAAACGGCAGGGAGTGGGACGAGGTCTGGTGTATCAACTCAGCTGCATCCACATATCCATGCGATAGAATATTTATGTTAGATCCTGCAAGTAGATTTTTTGATAGTAATGACGCTGGACATCAAACTTCTGTAATGTGTAGGGTTTTACAAGAAAATGATGCACCTGTATATACTTGCGAATTAGATCCGCGGATTAAAAACCCAGTTATGTATCCTTTAGAAGATGTCTGCAACTCAACAAAGTGTGCATATCTAAACAATACAGTAGCTTATGCAATAGCTTTTGCCTTGCATAATAAAGTAGGACAATTAGATCTATTTGGTATTGATTTTTCTTACAAAGAAAACATGCACTTTGCAGAAGCTGGTAGAGCTTGTGTTGAGTTTTGGATTAGCAAGTGTATGGCAGCTGACATACTAATAGGTATCAGCGGAAGATCTACAGTATTAGATTCAAACGTGCCAGCAAATGAAAAGCTGTATGGTTTTCATAGATTGGATAAACCATTAGTTGCAATACCGCATGAAGGTAAATTTATTATTGGACCATACGATGAAATAAATGATGAATTAGAAAAGCATGGTTTAAAAATAAATGAAGACATTGCTCCACCAGAACCCTACAAAGGATGAGTGTAAAAAGCGATTTTGCATTAGGCAGTGTGGGTGTAACAACCACTGAAAACAAAGGACATGATCCAGAGTTTTGGGCGGCTCAGGCAACAAAGAAAATATGCGACTATTCTGAGTCTGCTCCAGAGCATATCAAACAGCAGGCTTTGGCTTTTCAAAATCAAGTTTATACTGTAATCTTACATAGTATGAAAAATGCAATTAAGTCGCATAATACGACTTATGCAAATTTATTAGAAAAACAAGGCCACAGCGACATGGCTAAAATATTAAAGGAGCTATAATGGCAATAACATCGGCAATATGTACAAGTTTTAAACAAGAGCTTTTAGTGGGCACTCACAACTTTACAGCATCAAGTGGCAACTCTTTTAAGTTAGCTTTGTATACTAGCTCGGCTACACTAGGAGCAGGAACTACAGCATACGTTACAACTGGTCAAGCAACTGGGACTAACTACACAGCTGGAGGATCAGCATTAACAAACGTAACACCAGTAACTTCTGGTACTACTGCTTTGTGTGATTTTGCAGATTTAACTTTTAGTAACGCAACCGTAACAGCAAGAGGGTGTCTAATATATAACGACACAAATTCTGATAAAGCTGTTGCAGCTATAGATTTTGGCGGCGACAAAACATCTACAGCTGGAGATTTTACGATTGTTTTCCCAAGTGCTACAGCAACTGGTGCAATTATAAGATTAGCTTAATAGTAGCAATGTTTACATTAAATTATGCCGCTATCAAAAATAAATTTTAAGCCTGGAATTAATAAGGAAGAAACCGATTACGCAAACGAAGGTGGTTGGGTTGACGGTGATAAAATTAGGTTTAGAAAAGGCCGCGCAGAAAAAATTGGTGGTTGGGAAAAATACTCTACAAACACTCTTTTAGGATCTGCTAGAGCTTTACATTCTTGGATTTCTTTGGGCGGAACAAAATATCTTGGTATAGGCACAACTAATAAATATTACATAGAAGAAGGTGGCACATATAATGATGTCACACCAATAAGAAAAACTACTACAAACGCAGCAACTTTTTCTGCAACCGATGGATCTTCTACTGTTACCGTAACCGATGCAGGTCATGGCGCAGTTAATGGAGACTCTGTCACTTTTTCAAGTGCAGTAAGTCTTGGTGGTAATGTTACAGCCGTAGTATTAAATCAAGAATATCAAATAAACCTGGTTACAGGAACAAACACTTATGAAATCACTGCAAAAGACACCAGCGGATCTACGGTTACAGCAAACAGTAGTGATGACCCATCAACAGGTGGAGGTAATGGTGGATCTTCAACAGACGCAGTGTATCAAATTAATTCTGGACTAGATTTTTATGTACAATCCACAGGTTGGGGTGTTGGCACTTGGGGTGCAGGCGGATGGGGTTCGTCAACTGCGCTTTCAAGCGCAAACCAACTACGCTTGTGGACACATGATAATTATGGCGAAGATTTAATTATTAATCCTAGAGGTGGTGGTATTTACAGGTGGATTGAAAATGATGGTGTTGAAACAAGAGCGGTTGAATTAGCCACTACAAGTGGAGCTAATTTAGTGCCAACACTAGGATTGCAAACTATTACGTCTGAGACTGATAGGCATTTGATTGTATTAGGTGCCGATCCGTTAAACGACGCTGGCACAGCAAGAACAGGAACTTTAGATCCAATGCTTGTCGCATTTAGTGATCAAGAAAACCCGTTACAGTTTGAGCCATTGTCAACAAATACAGCAGGATCGTTAAGATTATCATCTGGTTCATCAATCGTTGGTGGTCTTAAAGCAAGACAAGAAATACTTATTTGGACAGATACATCTTTGTATTCAATGAATTTTATTGGACCACCACTTACTTTTGCTATTAATTTAATAAATGAAGGCGCTGGTCTTATTGGACCGAAAGCATTTTGTAATTCACCGAAGGGTGTTTACTACATGTCAAAAAATGGTTTTTATTTTTATAACGGATCAGTACAACAAATACCTTGTAGTGTGCAAGATTATGTTTTTTCAGATCTTGACGAGTCACAGGCTTATAAGTGTTTTGCTGGACTTAACGAAGAGTTCTCAGAAGTATGGTTCTTTTATCCTTCGATATCAGACAATACAAGAGAAATATCTAGGTACGCAATTTTTAATTACGAAGAGGGATCCTGGAGTATAGGATCTTTAGAAAGATACAGTTGGCTTGCAGCTGGTGTCTTGGATAGACCATTAGCTGCTGGTGAAAATGGATCTAAATATGTATACGAGCATGAAAAAGGATTTAATAACGATGTAAGCGCTATGGATGGTGTTTTTATTGAATCTGCTGACATTGACATAGCAGATGGCGATAACTTTGTTTTCTTGAAAAGAATTTTACCAGACATTTTATTTGTTAATGACGTAGGCACAAGCCAAGATCCTGCTATTAATGTAGTGGTTAAAAGAAGAGACTTTAGCAACCAAACCCTATCTACAGATTCAACCACGCAAATAACGCCAAATTCTACTTATGGTTCTTTAAGATCTCGAGCCAGGCAGTTTGTCTTACGTTTTGAATCAGACGATGATAATACCGAAGACGATAAGAAAAATTACAAGTGGAGGCTTGGTAGTACAAGAGTAGAGATTCAATCATCTGGGCGTAGATAATGAGTAAATTACTTCCAACTCAGTTGCCGCTCGCTGTAGGCGAAAATGTTACAGCCGATACTTTTAATCGCTTAATAAGAATTTTAGAAATTAACCTAGGATCAGTGGATCCAGACGTAATAAAATCTTTTAACTCCACAGACCTTAGCGAATTGCAATTTGCTACAGGAGCCATTATATTTAACACAACGACAGAGGTTCACCAAGCCTTTGATGGAACGCAGTTTAGAAACCTGTATGAACATCAAACTTACTTGACTGGATTTTCTGCAACAACAAGTATAGGAGCGGTAACAGTAAGTACACCATGAATACATTAGAGCAAAGTTTACAAAGAGTATATGGCTTGCAAGAAGGCGGTCCAGTTGTCCAGGACATGATGATGCGTCCAGGTGAGCAAATGCCACCACAAGACATGATGCAAAGAGGTCCTGTATCAGAAGAAGAAGTCGATATGTTCCTAGATGATGCAGCTAAGGACATGACCGAAGAGGAAAAACAAATACTTGAAGATCTATTAGAACGTGGAGCTGCAATACAAGAATCACCTTTAGCAGCTGAGGTACAAGAACTTAAACAATACGGTGAAGGCCCAGATACAGAGTTAGCGCATTTAAGACCTGGAGAAATGGTCATACCACCAGAGTTTTTAGAAGATGCTAAGTTTGAATCAGCGTTAGCTAAAAAGTTTGACGAATTTGATATTAACCCAGAACAAGCAATAGTAGGTTCGGGTATTGCAAGTCTTAACCCTACAACTGGCTTAGAACAATTTTTCTTTAAGAAGATTGGTAAGGCCCTTAAAAAAGTAGTTAAAAAGATAGCACCTATAGCTGGACCACTAGCTAACTTTATTCCAGGAGTCGGCCCAGTATTAGCTGGAGCAATAGGAGCTGCAACCAATGTAGCAGCAGGTAAAGGACTCAAAGGCGCAGTATCTGGAGCACTCGGCGGTTATGGTGCTGGTAAATTATTCAGTGGCGTGGGCAGTTTAGGTACAGTCGGCGGTAAAGCAGTTGGCCAAGGTGGCTTTAGTGGGTTAGGCGGTTTAGACAAATTTAGAGCTTTAGGCAGTGGTTTAAAATCTGGCAACTTAGCAAGCACGTTCTTCAACCCAGCTACTGGTGATAAAGGTATATTTGGTGGTAGTATTGGTCCATCAATAAGAAGCGGTTTAGGTAGCTTAACAGGATTAGGTCAACCACAAACTTACGATACTGGTGATGTTATTGGTACTTTAGACGGTCAGCCAGTAACAAGAGCAGATCTTAAGAACATGAATGTAGATCAAATTAGCCAAATGCAAATGACACAAGCTGCTGTCAACGATAAAACATTAATGCAAACATTAAGCGCAAAATTTTTACCGCAAGGCGTTGAAAACATGTTGGGCACAGGCCCACAAGGCGGTGGTATCTTTAGCGGAGGTCAAAACCAACAACAAAGTGGCGGTCTATTCGGTGGTGGTTTCGGTGACGCACTTAAGATGGGCGGCATAGGAGCTTTAGCTGCTGGTTTAGGTAAGTTAGCTTACGAAGATGCTAAAAAACAAACAGGCGTGCCTTTGACTCCATTAACAACCATGAGTCCTACAGGCAGATATAACATAGAAGCTGAAATATCCAGAAGAATGGGACAAGAAGCTCCGAATCCAGTTGAGTTCGGTTTACTGCCAACAGGCACATTACCAGAGTTATCTGGTGGTAAGCCAGCAGGTATGATGTACGGCGGTCCTGTAATGGCTTATGCCGAAGGTGGAGCAGTACAAATGCAAGAGGGTGGTGAAATGGATCCGAGCATGTTTCCTAGAATGGACGGTGATATAAACGGTCCAGGCACAGAAACCAGTGACGATATACCAGCTATGTTAAGCGATGGTGAATTTGTTATGACAGGACAAGCTGTAAGAGGCGCAGGAACTTATGAAATGAAGTCTGAGCCTGGTGGTATCATAAGTCTAGTTCCGTCTTTAGAAGAGAACAGAGAGCGTGGTATGGATCTTATGTATCAAATGATGGACACTTTCGCCTCACAAGCTAAGGTTAATTAATATGAGTTTTTTGAAAAGAGCGATAAGTAAAGTTAAAGGTAGACTTGGTCCTCCATTATCTATTGGTGGCGGCAAACCGATATTAAATAAAGGACCAGGATCTGGTCCTATGCCAATAAGACCACCTGCTCCAATACTAGGCGGTAGAGACTATATGCCTGCACCACCAAGAATAGGTAGACCAAGGCCACCAATGTCAATCGGCAGACCACCCTCTATTGGCAGACCTATAAACATTGGTAGACCAGTAGCACCTCCAGGTGGCATACAGCCTTTACCAATAAGACCGCCAAGTATAGGCAGACCAATACCTCCCATTTCAATCGGTGGTATAGGTGGTGGCAGACCTATGCCTATAAATGTTCCTGGCGGTGGCGGTATAGATTATGGTGGTGGAGAAGGACCTCCGTTATTACCTATACAACCACCTACCGATCTAATTAGAAGAAAAGAACCAATTATGGCTCAACCTTTAGTTCCTGGTAGTGGAGGCTTATAACCAATACAAGATGACGGTTTAGTAACTGATCCATACGGCAATAGAATAGATCCTAACAATTTACCAGATAATATGGTTTTAGAAGATGGCGGCCTCAAAGGAGGCATGAGAGCTGTATTTGCACCAGACTACGCATTACAACCAAATGATCCAGGCTACATGAGTAACGATCCAGGAAGATTTAATCTTGATATTGAGCCAATACTTAGACCACCATCTAGAATGATTAATGAAAATCCAGTACCTTTTGATCCTAATACACCAGGAGGTGGCAATGATTCAGGAAGATTTAATCGTGGTTTTGAGCCAATACCACCACAAGACTTTGGCTTTGGCCCAGGCATAAGACCAACAGAGATTCGTGGACCAGATGGAAGAATTATTGGCCCAGCAGGTGTAACTCCACCAGATTTTATAGGCAAACCTTTGTTACCACCAGGAGGTGGCAGAGATCCTCTCCGTTATGATTCTGTTGGTATGCCATTAATTGATCCTGGAAATAGGCCAATAGGTGATTTCAGTAGAAGAAGACCACAACCAGGTGAGCCAGGAGCAACGCCTATCGTACCACCAGTCAATACTCCATTATCTGAAAGAGAAGATATTTACGGTGCGGGCAAAAGATATGATCCAGCAAATTTACCAGAAGGTTTTTCTTATGAAGACACTTCTGGAATGATGAGAGCAGCAGTTATGCCACCTCCAGGTTTTGTATATGCTTATGGTCCAGATGGTGAACAAAGAACAGTTCCAAGTGGAGAACCAGGTGCTGCTGAAATGCGTGAAAGACCTAGCTTTTCTTTAGGAGATTTAACATCACAACCTGGAACTGGCGCAAGCGGTTTAACACCTCCACCACCTATTTCAGATCCAGTAGTTGATCCTGTTACAGCACCTGCGCCAGTGACACCACCAGCGCCAGTAACTCCACCTGCATCTACAACTGTTGCAGCTAATCAACCTACAGAAGCACCAGTTACAGATCCTGCACCAGTAGTAGAACCAAGTCCTACACAAACAACAGCTGCACCCCAAGTTCCTGGAGGAACTCCGTACGCAGCGGGTGTAACTCAAATTCAATCTGGTTTAGATCCATTAACCGAGCAATTACTATTCGGTCTTGGTGGCCAGGGTGGATTTATACCTGGAGCCATGAGAGCCGCTGAAAAGGTTTTTTATGACGACCAGGGCCAACCAGTCGTGATAGATGAACAAGTAGCAGGATTCAGTCCAGACCAGCTTGCAGCCATGCAATTGCAAAGACAATCCATAGGTATGCAACAACCTTACCTAGATCAAGCAGCACAATCATATTTTAGTGGTTTAGGCGCTTTACAAAGCGGTATTGGTGAATCACTTAATACAGCGGAACAAGGTGTAGAAGATATAGCAAGAGGAGTTGGAGAATCCAGAGCAATGCGAGAGGCTGGATTACGAGGCTTAGTCGGATCTTTGGATGAAGCTAGAGGCTTATCAAGAGGTGCTACTGATCAATTTGGTAGAAGAATATCTGGAGTAGAAGCAGGATCTCAAAGGGCCGCAGGTCAATTTGCTAGAGGTCTTGGTAGATCTCAGTTTGGTTTAGAACAGGGTGTTGACCAATTTGGCAATAGATTAACAGGTGTTGAAGGATTACAAAGAGGAGCTACAGATCAATTTGGTAGAAGAACAGCTGGTATAGCTGGTAGAGGCATGTCGGATGTTGGTAGGTTTGAGCAAGGGTTACAAGATCCAGAAAGTTTACTAAGAGGCACAGTTGGTGGATATGACCAGGGTATGACCGAACAATTCTACAATCCTTACGAGGATAGAGTAGTTCAACAAACCATAGAAGATATTATGGAGCAAGGCGCTAAATCAGACATTGGTGCGCGAGCTGGAGATATAGCAAGAGGCGGTGAGTCAGCCTTTGGTTCAAGAGCTCGTTTAGGTGCTGGAGAACGAACAGAGGCTCTCGGTAGAGGCCTAGCAGAAGCTCTTGGTGGTATTAGGTCAAGTGGCTTCCAAAGAGCACAACAAGCAGGTATGAGCGAATTTGCTAGACAGAAACAAGCAGAACGAGCGGCTGCCTCTGGTTTATCAGATTTAGCAAGTCAAAGACTAGGAGCAGGTCAAAACCTATCTAGCATGCTTGCTAACTTATCTGGACAACAATTAGGAGCACAACAATCCTTAGCTAGTGGTTTGGGATCATTAGCAGGACAAAGATTGGGCGCAGGTCAAAACTTAGCACAATTCCAAAGAGGGACCGCAGGACAACAGCTGGCTTCACAACAAGCATTACAAAACATGTTAAGAGGAACTTCTGCTGAAAGATTGGCAGCGCAACAAAACCTAGGATCTACATTAGCTGGCTTAGGAACAACACAGCAACAAGCATTATCACAAGCAGGACAACAGGCATTAGCAGGACAGCAAGTTCTTGGCGGTGCAAGAACTGGATTAGCTGGTATGCAAATGGGTGCTGGCCAGGCATTACAACAAGGTCAGTTTGGTTTAGGATCTAGCTTACAAGGTTTAGGAGCTCAAGCAGCAGGAGCATCTGCTTCTGATGTGGCTTCTTTATATGGCATGGGTGCACAACAACAAGGACAAGCACAAGCGATGTTAGATGCACAACGTAGAAACATGCAACAAAGACAAATGACACCGTTGCTACAATATCAAGCTCTGGCACCGTTTGTAAGTATGGCACCAGCAGGACAGTTCCAAACGACTACACAATTTGCACCAAAGCCTAGCGCTATGCAAACTGGAATTGGTACAGGCCTATCAGCTTTTGGAGCATTAGGTAATTTATACGGTAATAAATAATGGCGATAACACGAGCGCAAATACCAGAACAAATTGATGTTTTTAATGAAGGTGGTGATGTCACATCGTCACTAACTCCAGCAGATATTCTTGCTTTGTATGGAGCGCAACAGAGTGCGCCAACAACTGCTGAGGATATTACAGCACAAGCGGAACAAATGGCTGGTCTTTTTGCACAACCGAGAAAACAAAATATTTATGATTTAGCATCTGATATTGGCGCTGGCCTAGTTGCATCTGCGTCTGATCCTAGAGGATTTGGAGCAGGCCTTACTGCTGGTTTTCAATCATTTAATGAAAGAGCAAAAAAAATAAAATCAGAAAAAGATAAAATTAGACAAGAGCTTTCTTTATTGGCTTACAAACAAGTTGAAGCAAGGAGAGCAGAACAAGCAGAAACATCCAAAGAGATTTTGGAAATGCAATTTGAAGCTGCGTTGGAAGGCCAGGGTGGAATGTTTAAAGGCACTTCAACTGAATCAGCTGCTCTTAATTATATTTTAGCAGCCGAAGCAAACCCAAAATTACAAGATACACCAGAATATAAAATTGCTATTGCTGTTGCAGGAAAAAGTAAAATGGTTCCAAGACAAACAGAAGAGGGAACAATAATGGTTGAGCAGCCTGGTATAGACATACCTAGTATTCTAGGACCAAGATCTGTAACTCCAGAAAGCCAAATACAAATAGGTAACACTACTTGGACCTTTACTGGCAGAAGAGACGGTAATAATCAGCCGATTTACACAGACGGAACTAAAGAACAAGTTATTAAGGCAGGGCCATAATGCAACAAAATTATGTATTAAGCGATCCTGTTATAAGGGTTGAAGATAGACCACAAGTAATTCCTGGAACAGAAGTATCAAAAGATCCTTTTACAGAAGGCGCAAAAAGACAAGCTGGTTTTGCTGTGCGTATGGAAAAGTCGATAGAAGAACTTGAAAGATTAGAAAATGCAGACTTTAACCCAGTTAATATAAAAGATACTTTAGTTAATAATCTTCCTTTTGTGCCAAATGCAGTAGAAAACTATTTAAGCAGTCCAGAATACAAACAATATCAAAGGGCAAAGATTGATTTTTCAACAGCACAATTAAGGCAAGAAACTGGTGCTGTTATTAATGAAAGTGAAATCGTTTGGATTAATAAAACTTATTTTCCCGAGTTTGGTGACGACCAAAAAACAATTTTAAATAAAAGGGAATCAAGAAGGCGAGCTTTAGCAGCCATGATTGGACAGGCTGGTAAAGCATACGACAGAACCAAGTCTGCATTGAAAGATAATGAATATGGTTTTGAGTCAGAACAGGCTATGGATGAATTAAAAAAAAGAGCACAAAGTAATCCAGCGTTAAAAGCAAAATTAATTGAAAAGGGTTTGATCAATGAGTGATAGTAAAAACGGCTTACAAGATTTAGAAGATAGCGTTCTGTTAGAAATGGCAACAGCCTCAA